CCCCGTTCCTCGATGTCGCTGCCGGCTTCGCCGTGTCGGCGGTCATCGGTGCGGCCACGGTCCCGGTGATCTTCGACGCTGCCTACACCAGCGCCGGCGGCATGGTCGAGTCCACTGGCCCGCAGTGCCAGGGCAAGACCGCCGACCTGGCGGCGGCTGTGCAGGGTACAGCCATCACCGTCAACGGCACCCCTATGTCGTCACCGGCAACCAGCCGGACGGCACCGGCATGACCGTGCTGCATCTGCGCGAGGCTTGACATGGCCGACCACGCTCACCAGCGCATCCTCGAGGCAGTACAGGCCGTGCTCATTGCGGCCAGCACGGCAGCTGGTGCGCGTGTGTACCTGGACCGTGTCGACGAACTGCCGGCCGCAAACCTGCCTGCCATCGACATTCTTGGCGCCGACGACACCGGCGAAGACGCGATCGAGGAGATGACCATCGGGTTCCCTCCGAAGTTGCAGCACGCCTACAGCTTCCCGATCGCCTGCGTCTACGCCCAGAAGACCGGTGCAGCCAAGGCTGCCCGCAACCTGGCCAAGCAGGTCGAGGCCGCGCTGCTGGCGGCCACCAACACCATCGCCGTCGGCGGCGTCTCCATCGACATGGTGATCACCGGATCCGATGAGGTCAAAGACGGCTCTGGGGCTGTGCCCATGTTTTCCGTGCGCCAGTCGTGGCAGGCGCAGTACCGCACCCAAGGCGGCGCGCCCGACGCGCCGCTGTAACCGCTTTTTTCAGGAGCCCCCATCATGACAATCAACGTATGGAGCAAGGTCGCTGTCGCCGTGCAGACCGCACTGGCTTCGGCCAAGACCATCACGGCCATCACCAAGGCCAACCCGGGCGTGGCCACGTCGGTGGCGCACGGGTATGCCGACGGCGACATCCTGCTGCTCAAGGTCAGCGGCATGATCGAAGCCAACCACATGCTGGTTCGCGTGGCTGCCAAGACCACAGACACATTCCAGCTGGAGGGTGTCGATACCACGCTGTTCAACACCTTTGTCAGCGGTACCGCAGAAAAGCCCACGTTCGGCGCGGCAGCTGCGACCATCACCAACGTCAGCAGCTCGGGCGGCGAGGTCAAGGCCATCGACATCACCACCATCCATGACGACACCGACCGCGAGCAGCCAGGCAACAAGGGCGCCATCACCTATTCGTTCGACAACCTCTGGGATCCGGCAGACCCGGCGCTGATCGAGCTGCGCAAGGCCGACCTGGTCAAGGGTGAGCGCGCGGTGCAGATCACGTTCGCATCGGGCGCCAAGGTCTATTTCAACTGCTACCCATCGGCCAGCCTGGCGCCTGGTGGCAGCAAAGGCGAGGCCGTCACCACGCAGACCAGCTTCAAGCTGCGCGGCCCGATCACGCCCTACGCGAGCTGATCGCCATGGCGGTCATAAAGCGCGCCAACGTCGCGCCACCCGTGCTACCCAAGGAGACCGTCGAGGTCGAGGCGCTGGGCGGCGAGGTGGTGGTGCAGGGGCTGCTGCTCAGCGACCGGCAGGACCTCGAGGCCTACATGGTCGCGCTGGCCCGTGCCGGCCGCGAGGCTGCCGAAGGTGGTGCAGCCGCCCAGGCGCCCGGCATGGCCAAGGTCATGCCCCGCCTGCTGCATCTGTCGGTACTCGATGCCGATGGCGAGCGCATCTACACCGAGCAGGAGTGGCAGATCTTCGGCGGTGCCCACCACGGGCAGGCCATGGCGCTGTTCCTGGTGGCCTGGCGTCTGTCGGGGTTCAAGCAGGCAGACAACGCAAAAAACTAGCACGCCAGCCGCAGCTGCGTTTCGCGCTGAGGCTGGCGCAACGGATGGGAATGACGATGCAGCAACTCGGCCAGGTCATGACGGCGCAGGAATTTGGCCTGCACCTCGCGCTGGAGCAGGCAGAGCCGCTGCCAGCCGCGCAGTGGTCGGCTGTTGCCTCGCTGCTGGCTGCTCAGGCCAATGGCCCGCTCAAGCCGCCGGAACAGGGGCGCCTGTGGCAGTCGGCTGATTTCATGCCGGCCGAGCTGTGGGCCGACCCTGATGCGGCTGAGTCCGTCGAGGAGACCGGCGAGATGACCGTCGCCCAGATCATGGACAGCGCCCGCAAGGCCGGAATGGTGCACTGATGTCTGATCCCAAGATTCGCATCCGCGCCAGCGACGACACCGGCCCGGCGTTCCGATCGGCCAACAACAACCTGCGCGAGCTGCAGGAGAGCGCCGCCACCATTGGCGCGTCGCTCGGCGGTGCGCTCGGGGCGGCTGGTATTGCGGCGCTGGTAACCGGCGCCATTGACGCGGCCGACGAACTCGCCAAGCTGAGCCAGCGCGCCGGCGTCACCGTCGACGTGATGGGCGGCCTGGCCTTCAACGCCGACCTGGCCGGCGTATCGCTGGAGCAGATCGGCAGCGCATCCGACAAGCTCAACCGTACACTGGCCGAAGCCGCCAGCGGAACCAAGCTGAGCGCCGAGGGGTTTGACCTGCTTGGCGTCGCGGTGGTTGACGCTGCTGGCAAAACCCGCCAGGTCGATGCTGTCATGGCCGACGTGGCCGACAAGTTCGCCAACTTCGCCGATGGTCCCGAGAAAACCGCCATCGCCGTGCGGCTGTTCGGCAAGGCCGGCGCAGAGCTGATCCCGCTGCTCAATGGCGGCGGCGCCGCGATCCGCGAGAACACGGAGTATTACCAGCGGTTCTCTGGCGTCACGCAGGAGCTGGCCGAGCGCTCCGAGGTGTTCAACGACACCATGAGCAAGGTCCAGCTGATCGGCAGCTCGCTGGGTAATAACCTGGCATCTGAGCTGCTGCCGGCGCTGCAGGCCGTGGCTGATGAGTTGCTGCGCATCTCCGAAGCCGGCGGCGGCTTCCCGGCGCTGGGCAAGGCTGTACGGGCAGTGTTTGAAACCATTGCTGTGCTGGCGGCCAACGTTGAGTTCGTGCTGTCGTCCATCGGCCGGGAGATCGGCGCGATCGCCGCCCAGGCCGTGGCCCTCGGCACTCTGGACTTCAAAGCCTTCACCGCCATCAGCGACGCCGTCAAGGCCGACGGCGTGCGTGCGCGTGCCGAGCTCGATGCGCTGGAGCGCCGGATCCTGGGCATTGGCTTGCCCAGCGTCAACGACGAAAGCGCCGCCGAGCGCCGCCGGCTGGGACTGGACAAGGCAGACCCTGCAAAGCGCAACGCGCCGCGGCTGGCTCCCACCGGTGGCACTGGCGCCGACAAGCAGGTCAAGGAGCTGAACCTCGCCAACAAGGCGCTGGAAAGCTACGCCGAGCAGCTGCAGAACACCATCACCAAGACGCAGGACCTGACTACGGTCGAGGAGGCGCTGATCTTCCTGCGACGCAAAGGTGCCGGCGCCTCGCTCGATGATGCCGCCCGCATCCTGAACCTGGCCCGCCAGGTCGACGAGACCAAGCGGCTTAAGGAGGAAACCCAGGCGCTGATCAACCTGGACAAGACCCTCGAGGAGCAGGCCCGCGCCAAGGTGCAGGAGCGCGAAGACAACCTGCAGCGCCTGATCGATGCAACGCCCACTGCGCAGCTGGAGAAAAGCCGCGCCGACATCATCCTGCTGACCGAGGAGTTCCAGAAATTCGTCGACACCGCAGGCAAGGCGGGCATCAATGAGCAGACCTACCTTGAGGCCGTGTCGGCCCGGCTGGGCATCACCGACAAGGCGCTTGAGAAAACCAAGAGCATCGTCGAGGAGTTGGGCCTCACCTTCCAGTCGGCATTCGAGGATGCGGTCGTCGGAGGTAAGAACTTCAGCGACGTGCTCAAGGGCCTGGAGCAGGACATTCTGCGCATCGTCATCCGCAAGTCAGTCACCGAGCCGCTGGGCAAGTTTGTCACAGGCGCGCTCGGAAACCTGTTCTCGTTCGACGGCGGCGGCTATACCGGCGGCGGCTCCCGGTCAGGTGGTGTCGACGGAAAAGGCGGGTTCCTGGCCGTCATGCACCCACAGGAAACCGTCTATGACCACACCAAGGGACAGGCCGGCGCCGGTGGTGGCGACACCTATTACCTGTCCGTCGGCGACCACGTCACGCTGGCCCGCCTGCAGCGCGAGCTGGCCGCCAACAACCAGCGGCTGATTGGCGGCGCTCGGCGCAATGAGGTGTACGCATGAGCCTGATCTCTCTGCCTGCCGCGTTCGAGGTGCGCACCTGTTCCCTGCGTTCAGAAGTGAACCAGCGTGTGGCTGCATCGCAGTTCGGCGGCTCCGAACAGGCCCGCGATCTGCTCAACGACACCTGGCTGATGGATGTGGCGCTGGCCGACAGTGCCCATGCCGATGGCGCCTGGCGCGAGGCCTTTATCGGCAGCTTTCGCGGTCAGGTGAACTGGGTGGCCCTGTGGCATTTCGTGCGCCCGCAGCCGCGCGGCACCATGCGCGGAGCGCCGGTGCTGGTGGGTGCCCATGCCCAGGGCGCGGCCAGTCTCAGCATCACCGGCGGCACCGCAGGCAGCACGCTGCTGGCTGGCGACATGCTGGGCGTTGGTGGTCTGCTGCTGATGGTGCAAAGCGATGTGACGCTGGACGGCGCCGGCGCTGGATCGGTGCCCATCACCAACCGGCTGCGCTCGGCGCAGTCTGGCGGCGCTGCCGTGACCTGGGACAAGCCCACCGCGCTGTTCCGCCTGGTCGACCATTCAGGCCCGGTCTATTCGCCGGGCCTGGCCTCTGCGCCATCGTTCTCCTTTCGGGAAAAGGTATGAGGGCGCTCAGTTCCACCGTCACCACCGCGCTGGCCGCCGGCCATGTCGTTCTTGTCCAGTTGGTGCATCTGCAATTCCCCAGCGGCGTAGTGGCGCTCAACAGCAGCAACTGGGATTTGGTGTGGGGCGGCGTCACCTATCGCGGCGCATTGGGCCTGGGCTCTGTCAGCGGCATCAGCGATTCACCAGGTGGCGCGGTGCGCGGCATCACGCTCGAGCTGGCCGCCAGTGATGATGCCATGGTGGCCTTGGCGCTGGACGACGCCGGCGAAGTGCAGGACACACCGGCAACCGCGCGCACCGCCATCCTGGACAGCAGCACGTATCAGATCATCGACGCGCCGATCGACTTCACCGGGCGCTGCGACGTGATGAGCATCAGCGGCGCCAAGGGCAGCGAGGTCATCAGCGTGTCGGTCGAGTCCAGCGCGGTGGATCTGCTCAGTGGGAATCCCAGCACGTATTCGGATGCCGACCAGCAGGCCATCTATCCCGGCGACCGTGCCTTCGAGTATGTCGTCGACCAGTCCGACAAGCCCGTCGTATGGCCCAGCCGCGAGTATTTCTTCCAATGACCGATCAGCCCAGCACCCTGCAGCGTCTGCCGCACTGGCGGCTGCACTTCGACCAGCTGCTGTGCAGCCGGTTGCAGACCAATTTCGCCTGGGGAATCTTTGACTGCTGCCTTTTCGCAGCTGACGTGGTGCAGGCCGTCACTGGCGTCGATCCGGCCGCGCCGTATCGCGGCTATCGTGGCGCCCGGCAGGGCATGCGCCTTTTGCAGAGTGCGGGCGGCGTCGGCTCCTTTGCCACCCGCGCGCTAGGTTTCCCGGTACGGATGGATCTAGCGCGCGTCGGCGATGTCGTCATGCTCCCTGCCGGCCGTCGCGCACGCGACGCACTGGGCGTTGTCATTTCGTCGACCGAGCTGGCCGTGCCTGGTGGTGTCGGGTTGAGGTGTGCGCCGCTGTGGATGGCGCGCCACCTGTGGGCGGTGGGGTAGGCCATGCCGCAGGCTTTATTCGTATCCATCGGCCTGGCACTTGAGTCGTCCTTCGGCGCGTTCCTGATCGGCAACTCGGCGCTGCTGTCGTCCGGCTCGCTGCTGCTGGGCGGCCTGGCATATTCGTCGGCCAAGGCTAAATCGGCCAAGCGCAAGGCGCGCGACCAGTTCAATGCCGCGCAGGTCGACCGCCTGGCCAACATCAGTACCACTACTGCACCGCGCGAGCTTGTGCTGGGCCGGGTGCGCAAGGGCGGAAGCGTATTTTTCCGCGCCAGCACGGGAGCGAACAAAACCAAGTTCGTGATGGCTATCACGCTGGCTGGCCATGAGATCGATGCAGTCGAGCAGATCTACTTCAACGACGAGGCCATCACGATCGATGGCAGCGGCGATGTTACCAGCGCGCCCTATGCTTTCGGCACGCCGACCAGCGCCACCACGTTCGCAGATGCATCCGGCAATGCCACCCTGTTGGGCGCCCCCGTGCCTGGTACGCTGGCGGCATTCACCGGCACCACCGCAGGGCGCGATGGCGACCTGGTGCAGCAGCTGGCGAATGTGGTCGGCACCGCCGTCACCACGGCGCCGAATGCGCGGATCACGTACCAATACCTGCTCACCTCGACGCGCGCCCGCGTGCGCTGGGTGCTGGGTGCTCCAGATCAGGCTGCCGACAGCCGCCTGATCTCGCTGTTCCCAGGCCTGTGGACTGCTGCCCATCGCGCTCGCGCTGTGGCCTACCTGATCTGCGAATTCGATTACGACGAGACCGCATTCCCGACGGGCCTTCCCAACGTGACGGCCGTAGTGCGCGGCGCCAAACTCTATGACCCCCGAACCGGCGGTACCGCCTGGAGCGAAAACCCGGCGCTCATGGTGCGCCATGTGTACGCCCATCCCGCATTTGGCAAGGGCACGCCGACCGCCGAGGAAGACGCCCGCATCGCTTCCGCCGCCACGGCCTGCGACACCAGCCACAGCTATGTGGTGGGCGGCGTCACCACTACGACGGCGCTGTACCGGGCCGCGCTGGTGGCGCCATTTGGCACTGCTGCCAAGGACGTATTCGACGACCTCACACAGGCCATGGCCGGCGCCTGGGCCTACGCCGGCGGACAGCTCTACCTGAAGCCCGGAACCTGGACGCCCAGCGTCATGAGCCTGACCGAGGCGGACCTGGCCGACGTGGTGCGCACAGGTGCGTCGCAGCAGGACATTGCGCTCAACATCGTGGTGCACCGAGAGCAGGCGCAGAAGTTCAACACGGTGACGCCGACTATCTGGGATGCGGACCAGGGCTACAAGCAAACACCGCTCACGCCGCTGCCTGGCGCCGCGCTGGTGGCCCGCGATGGCAAAACCCTCACCCAGCCGGTGACCATGCCCGCCGTCGGCCACGCTGGCCAGGCGCTGCACATCGCCGGCGTCCTGATGCGCGATGCGCGCGACCCGCTCACCGTCACGCTGTCATTCAAACTCAAGGCCTACCCGCTCGAGCTGTTCGACACCATTGCGCTGACCATCGAGCACTATGGCTGGTCCAGCAAGCTGTTCATGGTGGTCGGCCGCGACTGGACGGCAGACGGCAATTTGTCGCTCACCCTCAAGGAAACGGCCGAGGCCATCTACACGCCGGATGCGGCATTCTCGGCGCAAGGGTATGCCGCCAATACGCAGCTGCCGTCGCCCTGGTATGTGCCGCAGGTCGGCGAGCTGACGGTCTCCAGTGGCACGGCCGAACTGCTCAAGCTCTCCGACGGCTCTATCCTCACCCGCATGCGCGTGAGCTGGCCGGCGATAGACGACGCCAGCGTGACCGAGGGCGGCACCATCGAGGTCCAATACCGTGCGGTTCTGTCCGATGGCTCGTGGGAGCGTGTCGAGGTTCCCGGCAGTGTGACCCAGACCGTCATCGGCGGCGTGCAGGACGCCAATGCCTACACCATCCGCGCGCGGGCCCGCAGCCGCCTGGCCGTTGGCCTGTGGTCTGCGCAAGTGGTGCACACTGTGCTTGGCAAGACCGAGCCGCCGCCCATCTTCGACCGGTTCCTGGTGCTCGCCCAGCCCGATGGCACGCGCCAGATCGCATTCGGCTACAGCGCGTTGCCGCCGGTCGATTGGCTCGGCGCGCAGATCCGCTACCTGGCCGGCACGCATGCATCACCCGATTGGGACTCCATGACGGTGCTGAGCGAGCAGGACACGCACTACACCGCCAGCCCGATCGAGGTCAACGTGCCGCCGGCCGGCACCTACACATTCGCCTGCAAGTCGGTCGACCGCTCTGGCAACCTCAGCCCATACCGGCTGCAGACCATCACGCTGCCCGATCGCCGGCTCGGGTCAGTGTTCGACGAATGGGATGAGTTCATCGACGGCTGGGCGGGAACGCTGACCGACTGCCTGATCAACGCATCGGGCTACATCGAGGCGATCGACACCACAACCTGGAGCACCACGCCATCCGACTGGGATAGCTGGACCCGCTGGAACCAGAATCCCAGTAGCCCGATTTACTACGAAACACCGGCGCGAGACCTTGGCGGCGTGGTCACCGGGCAGATCTCTGTCGTGCTCGATGCCGATGGGTCCACCACGGTCGAGCTGGCGACCAGTGCCGACGGCATCAGCTGGAGCAGCTGGGGTAGCGTCAGCGGCACGTTCTCGGCTCAGTGGATCAAGCTGCGCGTCACCGTCACCGCCACGGGCCCGCAACCAGTGCCGGTGGTGCGCGGTTTCAGCTGGCTGGTGGATGCGCCGCTGGTGCGCGAATACGTCAACGACATCGACATCAGCGCGCTGACCGGCAGCTATCGGATCGGCACGGGCGATGTGCGCATGCCGCTGCTGGCCACCTACACGCTGATCAAGCGATCCGGCGTTGTCGTGCAGGACAGCTCCGGCGGCGAATGGACCGCCGTGCGGGTCGACAACTCGCTCAGCCCTTCGCCGCGCTGGCAGTTCCGCCTGGCAGGCACGCTTGCCGATCCTGAATTTGTGGACTTTTACGTGGAGGGCTTCGCCTCATGACCTACCCATCGAGCGACGTGTCTCGCACCAACCTCGACGCCGGCACCGACTCGCCGCAATTGGCGCGCGCCGATCTGGACGACCTGGTCGTCAAGTTCAACCTGCTGCGCAACCACATCAGCGCATTCGTCCAGGGCCTGCTGGATGACCCGGACGCAGCGACGGCCCGCACGACGCTCGGAGCCTTGGCTGCCTCTGCGGTGAGCGCCTACGCCATAACGCTGCTGGATGATCCCGATGCTGCCACTGCCAGGGCGACGCTTGGGCTGACCATCGGAACGCATGTGCCCGCACCGACAGGCGCCGGAGCGTCTGGTACCTGGTCGATCAACATCACCGGAAACGCTGCGACGGCCAGCAATGGCGGCGTCACCAGCGTCAACGGAATGACCGGCGCCGTCAGCGTCACCACCGGCGTGTCGTCGCTCAACGGCCAGACGGGCGCGATCACCAACACCAGCCAGGATGCCGTTGGTGCGGTCGAGGCGCTGCT